GGACGTTGCTCTTGTGGCCGTGCAAATCGGTTCGCATCGGGACGCTTGTCCTGTTGCGGCTGTCGGCGGCTTTGAGCGCCTTGATCGCGGCTTCGTAGAAAGAACCCCACTTGCCGGCCGCTGCGTCATCGTTCGTATACAGCGCGACTTGTTTGAGCGTGCCGAACAGGTACACGTCCGGGCGCTTCAGCAGCAGCGCGTTGCTCGTGTTCGATGCGCTGAGGTTCGATTTCTTGATGCAGCGCAGATAGGCCGAGTAGCCAGCCGATGCGGGGCAGTCGAAGCGGATGTTTGCGCCGTCAACCGCCCAAATGGTCGGGATGGATGCCGTGGAGTTGTAGGGCATCTCCTGGGGCTGTCGCTGCGTCAGAAGCAGTCTTGCCCCGCTCAGGACGAGCCACAGCGCGAGCGGGCTGACAAAGCCGCTGGGCAGCGCCACATAGTTCTGGTTCAGGGTGAGCGTCAGGGCCTCGTCGGACTCCATGTCCTTGAGCAACAGGCGATCATTCAGGTCCGCTTCGCACAGTTGGATGAACAGCGGCAGGTTGTCCGTGATGTTCGTATCCGAGGCGCGATGGATCATCCCCGCGACCGCAGATTGCAGGGTCGCGTAGCTTGTGACTTGATCCATTTACTTCGCCTTCGGGGGACGGCCCGGCTTGCGCTTGGGCGGCTCGTCAAGGACCGGAAGGACAACCGGCTCTTCGTGGTTGTTGATGACGGGAACCTCTGCGCCCTCGACAACCCAGCCAAGCCCCTTGAGCTTCTCAATCTCGCCGTTGTCGTAGGCGTGAGTCCAACCGTGTTGCGGGTGCATCATTCGTGTGGTCATTTCTCTTTCCTCACATGCCAACAGGGCAGTCGTCGTAGTGCCGCCCGATCAGCCCGCACTCCGGGCAGAGCGCCTTGTATGGAGCGTCGAACACGCCGCTGTCGCCGTTGACTTCGATCAGGTGCGCTTTCATGGCGGCATTCACGCCGACGACTTCCCACTCGTCGTCGTTGAGCATCGCGCGCAACAGCCCACCGCTGCGCTCTTGGAATACGTCCGTGTGCTTGATGAACCAGCCCAGCTCCTGCGCCTGAAGCAGCATTTGCGGGGAGGTAATCCAGTCCTGTACGTCAGCGCGGACGACGATCAAGTTTGCTTTGGTGATCGCACAATCGCGGTCGATATGGCTTGTCTTGCCAAAGCTCGATTCACAGCCGAAGAACACAGCGCCGGGATAGCCCATCTGAATGGACAGCAGCGGGGCACGGGTCGCGGTAGAAGCCCCGCCGAGAACGCCTCCGGTGACTTCGTCGCTGATGTCGAACATCTGCACATCACCAGCAAAGACGGACTGGTCACAGTGGGAGGCGAGAAGCCGCTTCGCAGCGGTCGTCTTGAATGGGTGCGGATCAGTGGTAAAGAACGTGCAATCGATACCGCGATCCAGCAAGAAATCTGCGGTGGAATTGATGGCCCAGATGTCTCCGGGCCATCTCCTGACAGCCTCCAAATCCAGCAGCGGGCCACCGCCCACTACCGCCACGGGGTATTCGCGCTCTTCGCGCTTGACTCGTGGAAAGCCGGCCGAAGCAGCGACGTTGGAACGCGCGGTTCCTTCGTCGTGCCCAGGTACTGCCTTGAACTGGAGGCGAAACGGCATTACGCCGCGCCCTTGAATACGCCCATGGCTACAAGGGTCGCGCGGATTTCCTCGACCTGGGCCACGAAGTTCGAGAACGCCGTAGTCGTGGTAAAGGAGAAGCCCGCGCTGGTGCCCGTAGTGATCGTCAGCGCCGCTTGAGCGGAACTGGCGCGCTGGGCAATCGGCGCGGTGCCGAAGAAGCCCACCTTGTCGGTTGCGGACGCGCCAATCATCGCCCCGTCGGGCGAGTTGTACGTGACCTGTTCGTAGTCTTGTGCAGCCATTTATGGCTCCTTAAAAAGAAACGGGGCCGTGAGGCCCCTTTGGTTGGAAACGAAAAAGGCCCCGGAGGGCCTTGTCTAGATGTGATTCCAGATTCTGCGTTTTCGGATATCAGAGATGGTCGTATTGGCTACGCCGTACTTCTTAGCAAGCACAATGCCGGGCTCTGACGAGCCGCGAATCTCGCGGACTATCTCTGCGGTCAGTTTCGCCATCCCGTGCTTCTCGCCCCTACTTACGCCGGGATTCGCCCTCTTCTTGGCCCACATGTCGGCTATGTTGACCGCATTGGTGCCAGTGAAGAGGTGAGCAGGGTTGCAGCATGGAGGGTTGTCGCATCGGTGAAGAACGCCCTCGCCTTCGGGGATCGGGCCGACAAACATGCGCCATGAGGCGCGATGTGCCAACTCGATTTCTCCCGCTAGGTTGCGCCATTGGCCGTAGCCATTGTTCAACGATCCGGTCCACTCCCAACACTGATTCCGGCTTCCTTTGTTGACGCGCCGCATGAAGCGGGCGACCTCAGACAAGCCGTGGTACTGAACCTGCAAGGGCGTGAGCGGCTTTCCTGCCCGCTGTTGCTGGTAGTGAGCCGCACACAGCCCCTTGCAAAACGCATCCTTTCCACATCCATCAAACGCACAGACCTTCATCATCAGCCTCCTATCCGCCGATTATACGGCTGGATATACGGCTGTCAACTCTTACGGTCAGTTGGTCAGTCTACAGGCCCAAGCGGGACGGAACGTCTTGAATCCGTACAAAACGTCAAGTCGCACCAGCAGTTCATCGTTGCGGATGTCCGAAGCCATCCACACGCGAATCGAGAAGCCGTCAAGCTTGCGGACCACGCACTTATGGGCGTCGTCCATGATCGGCAGGTCGGCCATCACGAACGCGAACGCATCGCGGTGGTACATCAGGTTCTGGCGGTAGCTGGTCGAGGCCGCACCAACGCAAGTCAGCGTCTGGCTGTTGAAGTCAGTCGTGGCCAGTTGCGCGCCAGCGGCCGAGCAGACGTTCCGCTTCGCGCCCGTCAGGTAGGTCGCGGGCGAAATGGTCATGTCGCCACCGGAACCCGTGCCAGCCGTGTTGGTGAACTGCTGGAGGTAGCCCAGCGACTGCTTCGTCTCCGGGTGGCAGGCGTAGACACCGGCGATGGTGAAGACCTGACCAACCGTGTACGTCACAGGCGATGCGGTATCGGCCGACAGGGTGGTCCCGCCGTCCGTCACGCCAGCGGCAGCGTCGGTCGTGCCAGTCACGTCCGAGCCGTTCGCCATCGTCCAGGTGCGCTCGTTTTCGTAGAAGTCGGCCATGGCCGAACGACCGTAGTAGCCCTCAGCGAACGCCGTCTTGATCTGGTCGCCCGGCAGGAACAGGCCCTTGTTGGCGTTCACAACCGAAGCCATCGTGATGGAGTCCATCTGAATGGCGCGGTTGCTGTCCTTGGGGGCCAGGCCTTGATTCAGGCGGGCGCGAGCCAGGCCGAGGGCCGTGGTGTCGCCGCTGGACGAGCCAACCACCGTGCCGGCAGTGCCGACGAGGTTGTACGTCTCTTTGGTGGCCGTGGTCAGGCAGTCGCCGTCGATACCGGACACCAGAACAGACATCGCCGGCTCAATGAAGCGCTTGGAGAAGCGCGCCACGTCGTTGGGATCGTCCACATTCAGGCTCAACTCGGCAGAGTTGAAGCGCATATCGACGCCGTCTTGCGTCGCCAGCGTGATCGTCTGGGTCGATTCGTTCTGGTCTTGCACGTCCATGACGCGCGAGCCGGAACGGCGGGTGTACTGGTTCGGTTCACGAACCCGCAGGGTGGAGCCGACCTTTTCACCGGCTTTGCCGAAGGATTCGTCAAACTGGCGGTCAACCGTGGAAGTGAAAGTGGCCTTTTCGTGCGCGATAGCCAAGGATTCCTTGGCGATCATGTCGATGACCTTGAGAGTGTTGCTCATTGCTTTGCCTCAGCGCCTCTCGGCGTTAGAAGTTGCCGACCAATCGGGTCAGCGGCGTTTTTGTTTGCGCTCCAGACGTGCCGCCGCGTATTCCTCGGGCGTCATTTCTGAAGGCAGCTTGGTGTTGCTTGCGGCGGCTCCGGTAACGCGGGTGACCGGCTTCGGCGGCGGTTCCTGGTTACGTTTTGCGGCGGCACGCTGTTTCAAGGAGTTGTCCCACTTCGCGGCCTTGTCCAGCACGCGGGCGATTTGCGGATTGGCGATCAGGAATTGGCTCAGCGCCTGCGTGTCGAGTCCTTCTCGCTGCGCATACGCCTCCAACGCCCTGTCTTTCTCCGGGGACCAGTCCTTGAATTCACGCATCAAAAACGCGCGTGCTTCATCGGTACGCTTGGCAATTTCTTGCTGTCGCAACGACTGCATCTGCTGCTGCTTTTGCGTGAGCGAGCCCACCATCTGGCCGCGTGTGGCTTGTAGTTGGTTGAACTCGATCAGCAGGGCTTGCGCCCGCTGTGGGTCTTGCGCATTGAGTTGCTGCCAGTTCAGTTGCTGGAACTGCTGAAGCCGCTCGTCAATGGATTGCACGCGACCGATATCAGAGATAAGGGCCTGGTGCAGTTGCGCGGTCTGCTCAAACTGAGTGCGCGCTTCCTGAATCGCCTTGCGCTGCTCGGCTACCTCCTGCGTCTTGCGGGTGTAGTCGCCGTGCCGCATCAGAGCGTTTTTCAGCTCCGGCTCAAGGTCTTTCGGGACTTTGAACTTCTTGCCCTCGTACTCTAGTTCCGCGTCTTCGGGCTCGGTTAGCTCTTGTTCAAGCTCCGGGACCGAACTGGCTTCGCTGCCGAGTTCTTCGGTTGTAAGTTCAGGGGTCTCCTTGGCGGCGGGTGCCGTCGTGGAGGGTGCAGCCGTAGCTGCGGCCGAGCCGGTTGGATCAACGATCTCCGGTTGTTCGACAACGGTATCGAAAAGCATTAAAGCTCCTTGCGGGCGTCTCTCGACGATGCGCTAGCCCAATAAAAAAGCCGCCCGAAGGCGGCTGCATAAGCGAGGGGCTCTGTTCTCGCTAGTGTTTCGTCGGGGAGCAACCAATTCGCTCCCATTTGTCCTTCGCCTTCGCGTCGGCTACGTTTTGCCACTGCATGTTCTCGCGCCGATCAGCGCCACCGCAGGCCAGGGGCTTGATATGGTCTATCACGTAGCCTTTGCACGGCCCTTGGCGCGCTCCGTTCGCAGGGCAGTGGTTCTCGCGCTTGAACGCTACTTTCTCGCTCTGGCTGCGCTTGAGTCGCGCCTCGACAGGGCTTGCGAGCAGTGACGCGAGAATGAGCACGGTTAAGTACCTCATCGCGCTACTTTACCGTGTCGCCGTCTGGTACTGCAACAACACAGGATCAAACGCCGCGCTCGCGTAACCAGACACCCAGTTGTGCCACTCAAGCGTGCCGCAGTCATATGGACAGAACGCGAATCCATCCGTGAGGCTATCGCCGCGTTGATATGTTCCGTTCCACCATGCGTTTCCGCCCTCAGCCTCATACGTCGGAAGCAACACGGTTGGATCGGCCATTGCGAATGAGTCAGCCATATCAATGAACCTCGCCGCATTCCTCAAGCACTGGATAGCCGCCGAACTGCTCCTTGGCGTGCTCCATGTCTCGCGCGTAGCCCTTGTGCGTCCACTCGGCACGATTCCAGCGCACAAGCCCGT